GATGGCTGGCGAGTTTATCGACGCCTGCGCGATGTGGGCCAAGGCGTTCAACAAGGCGGCAGGTGAGATCCAGGAGGAAGTGTTCGAGGACGAAGACAAGGACATTCTCACCTTCAACATCTATTTCTCCTCCGGGTTCAAGATCCAGGCATTGTCCAGCCGCCCCAGCAACCTGCGCGGCCGCCAGGGCAACGTCACTATCGACGAGGCCGCCTTCCACGATCACCTGGACGAGGTGCTCAAGGCGGCCCTGGCCCTGACCATGTGGGGCAGCAAGATCCGCCTCATCTCCACCCACAACGGGGTGGACAACCTGTTCAATGAGTTGATCGAGGACAGCCGGGCGGGCAAGAAGGATTACAGCGTCCACCGCGTCACCCTGGACGATGCCTGCGAGCAGGGCCTGTACCAACGCATCTGCCAGATCCGCGGCATCGTATGGACGCCCCAGGCCGAAGACGCCTGGAAAGAAAAGCTCCTGCGCGCCACCGCCACCCGCGAAGACGCCATGGAAGAATACTACTGCGTGCCCAAACAGGGCGGCGGGGCCTACCTGTCCCGCGCCCTCATCGAAGCCCGCATGGCCGACCTGCCGGTATTCCGTTTCGAAGGCACCGCAGAGTTCAACGCCTGGCCGGAAGGCATGCGCAAAACCGACCTGCACGACTGGTGTGAAACGCATTTGAAGCCCGCTTTACAGGCATTGGATGGCGATTTACGGCATGTCCTGGGCGAGGATTTCGGGCGCAGCTCCGATATGACGGTGATCGCCCCCATGGCCATCACCCAGCAGATGGGCTACGTGTTCCCCTTTCTGGTGGAGCTGCACAACGTGCCGTTCCGCCAGCAGGAACAGGTACTCTATTATATAGGCGACCGCCTGCCCCGGTTCTCCGCCGGCGCCCTCGATGCCCGGGGCAACGGCCAATACCTGGCGGAACAGGCCGGGTACCGCTACGGCCACCGCATCCAGCAGGTCATGCTCAGCCAGTCCTGGTACCTGGAAAACATGCCCCGCCTCAAGGCCGCCTTCGAGGACGACCGCATCTGCCTGCCGCGCGATGCCGACGTGCTGGACGACCTGCGCGCCATCCAGGTGGTCAAGGGCATTCCCCGCCTGCCCGAGGGCAAAACCGATAAGAACGCCAAACGCCACGGGGATAGCGCCATTGCCATCGTCATGGCCCTGTTCGCCAGCCAGAACCTGGCATCCCCCATCGAATGGCAGTCCGTCCCGGATCGCAAATCCCAATGGGACGGCGCCCCGTCGGACGACGACAACGATTTTCCCGCCTATAAAGGAGGCGCATGGTAATGGAGCGCGTATCCAAAATCCTCGATGCCCACGGCAACCCCATCAAGATCAAGCAGCTGCGTGACGAACAATCCGCCCGCGTGGGCTTCGTGCGTGGTGAGTTCGAAAATCACCCCAGCCGGGGGCTCACCCCCTCGCGGCTGGCGGGTATCCTCGAAACCGCCGAGCAGGGCGACCTGGCCGCCCAGGCCGACCTGGCCGAAGACATGGAAGAAAAGGATTCTCACATCTTCGCCGAGCTGTCCAAACGAAAGCGCGCCCTGTTGGGGCTGGGCTGGGAAATCACCCCCCCGGCCAACGCCTCCCCGGCCGAAGAGAAGGCCGCCAACCAGGTGGAAGAGATCATCCGCGACATGGATGATTTTGAAGATCACCTGTTCGACCTGGCCGACGCCATCGCCAAGGGCTACAGTCATTTGGAAATGACCTGGAACCGCCTGGGCCGCCTGCTGCTGCCCAGCCTGAAACACCGCCCCGCCCGCTGGTTTCAGACCGACCCCAACGACCGCGAGACCCTGCTGTTGCGTACCGACGGCGGCCAGGGTGAACCCCTGTGGCCCATGGGCTGGGTGCAGCACATCCACAAAGCCAAATCCGGCTACATCGCCCGGGCGGGCTTGGCCCGCATCCTCGCCTGGCCCTTCCTGTTCAAGAACTACTCCATCCGGGATCTGGCCGAGTTCCTGGAGATCTACGGCATTCCCGCCCGCATCGGCACCTATCCCGCCGGCGCGTCCGAGCGCGAGAAATCCACCCTGCTCAATGCCGTGATGAGCGTCGGCCATCATGCCGCCGGGATCATGCCCGAGGGCATGATGCTCGAATTCAAAGAAGCCGCTGCCGGCGCTTCCGATCCGTTCCAGGCCATGATCGCCTGGTGCGAATCCAGCCAGTCCAAGGCCATCCTGGGTGGCACCCTCACTACCAGCGCCGAGAACACCGGCCTGGGCTCCAACCTGGGGGACGTGCACAATGAAGTGCGCCACGACCTGCTCATCTCCGATGCCCGGCAGATCGCTGGCACCCTCACCCGGGATCTCATCTGGCCCCTGGTCGCCATCAACATCCCCGGCATCGACATCCGCCGCGCTCCGCGTTTCCGCTTCATCACCGACGAAGCCGAAGACCTCAAGGCCCGGGCCGACCGGGACAAGGTGCTGTTTGAAATGGGCTGGAAACTCACCCGGGAGAAAGTGGAAGAGGTCTATGGTGAGGGCTACGAGCCTATACAGGACAATCCGGTACCGCCGCCAGGCAAGGCGGCACTGAAGGCCTCTGTCGGCCACGCCTGCTGTTCCGCAAGCGTTGATCAGCCGGATGAGGTGGATGCCCAAGTGGACCAGCTGCTGGCGCAAACCCAGCCCGCCATCGATGGCCTGCTGGATCAGATCAAAACCCTGCTGGATCAGGCCACCAGCCTGGATGATTTCGAAAATCGCCTGCTCGCCGCCTACGCCAGCCTGGAAACCACCGAGCTGGCCGAGATCATGGCCCTGGGGCTGTCCGCCGCCGAACTGCTGGGGCGGTTCGAGGCGACAGAGGAATCGTCATGACCGACATCTACCTGTTCCTGTCCGGCGTGGGCTGGATGATGGTCGGCATGTGGGTGTTCGCCTGGGTGGATCCAGAAGGCGAGCACGATGACATTCTCATGGGGAGCGAGGGCAGCCTGCTGCAAATGGGCATCATGCTCGCCCTATGGCCGATCACTCTCATTGCCATGTGGTTGCGGGGGCGTTAAATGCCCGTCCAATACGGCACAAAGCACTTTCGAGAGCAGCTGTCTTTTTTCAAAGACAAGCTCAACCTGCCCACTCGCTCCTGGACAGATTTATGGGAGGGCATGCACGCCCGCGCCTTTGTCGTCGCCGGCGCCATGAAAGATGAACTGCTGGTCGATTTGAACAACGCCGTGCGCAAGGCTATCGAAAAAGGCACCACCCTGGCCGAATTTCGCCAGGATTTCGATGCCATCGTGGGCAAACACGGCTGGGGCTACAAGGGCGGTCGCAACTGGCGCACCCGTGTCATCTACGAGACCAACCTGCGCACCAGTTACCAAGCGGGCCGTTATAAGCAGATGAAAGCGCTGGTTCACCGGCGCCCATATTGGCAGTACAAGCACTCCAATTTCGTCAAAGATCCGCGTAAAGCGCATCTGGAGTGGAATGGTCTGGTGCTCAAACACGATGATGACTGGTGGGACACCCATTACCCGCCCAATGGCTGGGGTTGCCGCTGCACCGTGCGCACCCTGGCCGAGCGCGACCTGAAAAAGCTCGGCAAGGCCGAGCCGGACAACGCCCCTCCCATCGAGTGGAAAACCCATGAGGTAGGCAAGCGAGGCCCAAAACCCCGTAAGGTGGAAGTGCCAAAGGGCATCGATCCTGGATGGGGCTACAATGTCGGCCAGGCTGCCTATGGCAAACAGTTGGCCAAGGATGTCATGGCGGAATGGGAGGCCACCAAGGATGCGTGGGTTATGCTCAATAAGGAAGGGTGGGCCGAAGCGGGGCGGCCAGCGCGTATTCCCCTTGTCAAACCACCGGTACCTTTGGGTAAGCGCCTCACCAATCGGGCCGATGTGGTTGATGCGCTTACGCTTCAGCTGGGCGGCGAGTCAAAGGTTTATCGTCCCGGCGGCCTGCCGGTGGAAGTGCATGCTGGAGTGCTGGGGGGGCATATCGATCCGGCCCGCGCCGAATACCTGCCGCTGCTGGATGATCTTCTGACCAATCCTTATGAGATATGGCTGGCGTTCGAGCAGCACAAGGGCACGGGCAAGGTGCGCCTGCGGGCAAGGTTTATCAAGGGTTATGATTTGGGCAGGGGAAAAGTGCTGTTGTTCGTGGGTAATGCAAGCAGAGGCATTCTGGAAGGCTGGACCTTTATCCCGTCATCCAAGTTGTCGCAGATGAATCGCCGCCGCAAAGGGTGGCTCATATATAAAGACGGCGGTGATGAATAGAGGCCCTCTTTGTCTCCACGCGCGGAGTGGGCGGGCGTCCGGAACTGTCGGGGCGCGTCCCAGTTCCTTGGCCGAGCCATTATTATAGGTTAAACGTGGCTGGAACATCCATAAAAATCGAGCTCGACGACCGCAAGGTCAGCGCCGTGCTGGACCGGCTCATCCGCGCCGGCGTCTCCCTGGCCGAGCCCATGGCCGAGATCGGCGAGCAGCTCCTGGTCAACACCCAGGACCGCTTCGAGGCCCAGGAATCCCCCGACGGCATCCCCTGGGCGCCCCTGAGTGAAAAATACCTCAAGAGCCAGCGCAAGCGCAAAAGCCGGGGCGCCGATGCCATCCTGGTCCTCGACGACCACCTCCGCGGCGAGCTGGCCTACAACAGCGGTGACGACTGGATGGAGATTACCGCCCCCCAGGTCTACGCCGCCACCCACCAGTTCGGCGACCCCAGCCGCCACATCGAGGCGCGGCCGTTTCTCGGTTTCTCGGAGGACGATATGGATTACGTCCACCAGGTGCTGGCCGAATACCTGGACGAAACCGCGAGGCCCTGAATCGCGTTCTGAGGCGTTTTCCCGCCAGAGGCGACCCATTGGGCGCGGAAAAATAGTTAAACGACTATGGAAAAAATTAAACGCCATTCACACGGTGCTGGCGAGATGTGCGCAGCCCCTTTTTTGCGCCGAACAAAAAAATGTTGACATAATAGCCCCACTGGGGCTATTATGTGTTCAACGGTAGGGGGTGGCCCCGACCGAACAACCGCAGAAAGCGAGGACAAAAAATGGACTTCAACACCTGGTACAACGAAATTGCAGACATGCCGGAAGAGGTCGACGGGAAGTGGGTTGACCTGGAAACCGGAATCCCGTTCTCTCGCCATGAGAGAGAACAGGCTCCAAGAACCAGCCTCTCAGACAAAGCCCTCGATGCTCGCGCCGTCGCAAAGATGTTCGGCGGCCGCGCCCTCAAAGGCTCCAAGAAGCAGAAAGAATGGGCGGAAAAAATTCGCGCCGAGAAGCTGCGCGAAATGACCGATCTGCAGGCAGTAGCAGCATGCGACCCCAACGGGCTGCTGACGCACTCCAAGTTCTGGATCGAAAACCGCGACAAAAGCGGCAAAGAGATCGGGGAATTCGTCGAGCAGCAAAAGACGCTGCTGGCGGCATACAACGAGGCACGTAATGCTGGCGATGCCGAAAAAGTGGCGCGCATCGCTGGGCAGTACAATGCGCTGACTAACAAGTGGGGGTTTTGAAGTGAAGGCAATAGTGTCAGGAATCGACTCCGGCGACCGGCCTCATCTTCTCGGCATAGGGGATACCGAGCACCAAGCGCGTGTTGCTGCGTATGCCTATTTGAACCACGGTCACAACGACTACGA